ATCTTCAGCTTTTCATCCAACAACTCACGCATATACTCATCAATGGTGCCTTCACACATCATGTAGAAAATCTGCACAGGATTGTCTTGACCTATTCTATGAATTCGATCCTCGGCCTGTTCATGAATTGATGGCACCCACCATCTATCGATGAAAATAACGGTATCAATCTGGTGCTGCAACCCGTCAATACCCATCGATCCTGCTCCAATGGAGAACAACCCAACTCTTGCCTCACCATTGGATAACTTATCGATACTGGACTGACGGTCCTTACTATTGAGCTCGCCTATGACCAAGGCAGCGTCCTTGCCGTAGTGTTTAAGGAGGTATTTGAGCGGCTCGAGGTAAACGCTGAAGATGAGCACATGGCGATCATTCTCCAGCAGTTCGTCCACCATTTCAATCAGTCGGGGAAGCTTCTTGGTAGACAAAAACTTCTGGATTTTGGGCATCTCAGCGACAGTAGGCTTGCCATGGGCCTTCCACTTCTTGAACAGGTCTTTGAGGTGCTGAGTATACTCCTGAATGTCCTTGGGTTCCATCTCGACATAGAGATTGTTGCGTTGCTTGGGTGGCAACTCCTTCTGCACGTCCTTTTTGAGACGCCGAATGACCAAATCCTTCGTGCGCTCGTGAAGTTCATCCAGATTACGAGGTTCGTCCCCCCTCCATCCACCGTATCGTTGAGTAAAGTTGAAGAAATCCGCAAATCGGTTCTTGTCGAGGTAGGACAAAAGGTGGTAGGCTTCAATGGGACGGTTCAGGACGGGGGTTCCAGTCAGGAAGATGCAGTATTTTGACTTGATCCCCGGAAACTTCTTGCGTTCCTTCCAGTATCCCAAGACCGACTTGGCCCGTAGGGTATTCCGGTTCTTGAGATAGGTCGCTTCATCACAAATCAAGAGGTCAAACTTCATTTCGTTGAGCTCTTTGATGTGGTTTTTCACAATGTCGTAGTTGATGACATGAAACTGACTGTCACTACGTCCATCCCGGCCCTCGTTTGTCCAGACAGCAGCCTTCTTTCCGGCAAAGCGCTGGATTTCTCGACTCCACCCCGGAACAACGGACTTTGGACACACCACAAGAGTCTTGAGATGATACTTGACGCCGTATCCAATGCCCGTAGCGGTCTTACCAAGACCCATGGCGTCGGCCACCATAGCTCGTCCACCCGCTCGGTCAATGAACTGCACTGCAACTTTCTGGTATGGGTAGAGTTCGAGCTTGGTTGGAACTTCAATGTCACTATCATCAAGTTGACGAATGGCGTCTAGCTCTGCCTTACGTTGGGTTTCTTGGACGAAGATTTCTTTTGCGAAGGCGTCAGCTTTGACATTTCCCTTTCCACCAAAAAGAGCAACAAGCTTAGGAAACTGAACAGCAGGAAACTCCCAACACTTTTTATCAGCGTTCCACTTCCTGCCGTCAATCTCGAGCTTAAACCTTGCCAGAAGCTCTTTGTCATAGTCAAACGATACTCCAAGGGTATGATTGTCTACCTTCCACACTTCTGCTGTGGGATGTCCATTCTGGAAGGTGGACTTCGGGACAGCAAGATGTTCTACGGGCTTCCCATGTAATACATACATGGCAGCTTCCTGCCAGTTCTTGGGAATGCCTTCGGAGTGGGCTAGCCACCGCAGATATGACGGGTCTGAGTCGTAGACGTATCCAAGGCTCAGTCCTTTATACTTTCCGAATGTAAGGATTACGCTATAGGCTGATGTATGAGCACTCATAAGTTTCTGATCGCATGCACTGCACTATGGTGTGAACCACAGTGCGCTATGCTATTCTCCCCTGGCGACAGCTCAAAAATACTGTCAAATGTGAAATTTGTCAAGCTAATAACTAAAATGTAAAATAATTATGGACGAAATATGAATGAAGTGCTTCCAATAGGACTAATACGAACTAGGAAATCACCTTGATCCGTAAACCTCCCCGGATTACCATATGACCCACCTGTGCCTGGAAATTCATACGCACCAATACTCCACGGATCGGTTCTGACACTACCAGATGCATCAATAGAAAACGGCCAATAGGCATCAGCACTTAAATCAAGACCGCCGTTGGTTGCCGGCGAGTCTGCACTTATAAGACGATAATCCCAATTTGTCGCATCTTGAAAAGTGAGTGTAATACCTTGTAACGTTGCATCATTACTTGATGTATCTTGCGTAAGAACCTTGAGTCGTTCTTCAAATGTTGCCGGTAGATTTACTAATGCTGTGCTACCAGTTATTCCCTGCACGATTAAATTCTTAACTCGTTGTGTGCCGGTTGCATCATAGTTGATTCCATTCAACACAATTCGATTTGTTGACCCACGATTAATCAACGTGCAATTATACAAGAACCACTCATGAGCAGAACCGTTAAAATTAGCATTAGTGACAGCGGCCCCATCCGCCGCGGCAACAGTAACATTTCGCATCTTGAACGTAGATGCTTGACCCTCATAGATTTGAATGACGTTTGCAGTATCCCATGTCCCCGTCGTTCCTGTGTTTCGATAATAGCCACGATCAATGACGGTATTATGAGCGTAGTTACCAATGCGCAATGCGTGTGGAGCCTGATCTCTTGTAGAGGTGCATGATACCTGTAATTTGGTAAGCAATATGGAGATTGCTTGATCTAACTGAATCATTCCGGAATCATACGGCGCAGTTCCTTCCATTCTATAATGTGATGTGCTCCAATACGGTCCGGGTGACTCGCCAAGAATCTGAACCTTATGAGTAGAATTGGTTCCAGTGCCCCAAAGAGAGTTTCCAAAATTAACTCTTGTACTATCTGCTGTAGTACCCTGGCAGATTATTTGTAATGCTATTGTAGCATTGCCCTGTTCATCTAACTCTGTTGTTGCTGAAGTCTTATAGTCATTGCGTAACGCAGCCTCCGCCTCCGCCAAACCAGCGTACGCACGATGCGTTCCAGAAGTAGCATTGGTTTTGCCGGAACCGCCAGACGTACTGCTTGTATTAACATATCGCACCGTTGTAGTCTGAACCTCATGCGCGCCAACATCCCAAAATCCTCCACGAGTTGCTCCACTCCCATCCGTACTAAACGGCCAATAGCTATCGGCGCTAAGGTTGGTGCCTTCATCACGTGCTTCTACATCGCTATTTGCAAGACGGTAATCAAAATTTGTAGCATCATTAAATGTAACTATACGACTTCGCAAATTAGTTTGTGGACTTGTCGCATCCTGCGTTATGATCGTTGCGGTTTCGTCCGCCGCGGTAAACGCCTGATAATTAACGTCTGCGCCAGAGCTGGACCCTTGAAGCAGGACGTTCTTTAGTCGGTAATCTCCGACACCATCCCCGTCAAAGTAGATAAGATCACGGGCAGTGCTGCCTCGATTGACGATGGTGACGTTGTATACCGTGTAAGCACGGGCGCCGGTAGTATATTCCGCGTTAACGCCCTGACCGTCGCTGTTGACGAGTACCACGTTGCGGATGTGGAAGTGGTTGGCCACTGCGCCGGCCGCATCGTTCTGGATAACCCACGATCCGTCGTAGGTGCCGGTGGTGCCATTGGCCACCACCATACCCCCGTCGATGGTTAGATGGTGCGCCGCGTTGTTGAGCAGGATGCCAACCGGCCGGGTGCCCTTGTCTGCACGGTCGTTCCGAATCTGCATCCGCGTGAGCAGCAAATGCACCACCCCGGTGACAGTGAGCGCTGCCGTACCGTAAGCACCATCCGTGGTGGTTAAACGGTAGTGTCCGGTGCTCCAATAGGCGCCCGGCGACTCGCCCAGCAGCTGTAGGCGGTGAGTCGTGTTGGTTGTCCAGTTGGTTGAGTTGAAAGTGGTGCGAACCGTGTCAGCAGCGGACCCAGTACACACAATCTTCATGGCAACGGTAAGATTTCCCTGCTCATCCGGCTCTGTGCAATTAATTGCAGTGTAATTTCCACGGAGCTGCGACTCGGCATGAGCAAGTGTAGCCCACGGAGCATTGATAAAGCCGGTGCCGGTGGTATCACTTCCAGTTACCGTATTAACATATCTTACAATCGACCCCGTTACTTCATGAGAACCTATATCCCAAAATACGCTTCGGGTTGCAAATGACGAGTCAAAACTGAAGGAATAGTATGCCTCGGCAGCTAAGCTAGTGCCCGCGTCACGCGCAGTAACATCTAATGGACTTAAGCGATAATCTAATGGAGTATTTTGTTGAAATGATACAATCTTATTACGAAGCGTTGTAAATGGACTGCTTGCGTCACTCGTCATGATACTACTTGTATTGAGTATTCCTGGCGCAGTACCAATGAAATAGTCATCGCCAGATCCGGACCCCTGTATCAAAACGTTTTTTATGTTGACCACACTACCACCGGCAACAAACATACCTGACTGAGCCGACGCCGACATATTAATAAAAGTGCAATTAAGTATGCTACAGGTAACTAAATTGGTAGACGATCCGCCAAGTAACAGCTCCGCCACAGCGGTTCCGCTTGTTATAAACGTAGTATTAACTAAAAACAGAGAGTTAGTAACTTGAGTTGATCCACCACATGAAATTACTCTACAATTTGTATTGGGCGTTCCACTGCCAGACAAATAGTATACTCCATTAATAAATGCTTGTTTAGGCTGACTATTCTGCAACCAGTCAATAACTCGCGCGTTGATTCCGGCGAGACTGCCTGTATGTGACGCTTGAACATTGATAAATCGATAATGAGAAGATACGTTAAGACCGATTGCAGGTGAATTTGCACCCACGATTATGTGATACGCGGCGTTATCCCAGTAGGAACCAGACGAATTACCAAC